ATGAAGCGATTCATCGAAGGCGAGGATCGACGCCAAGTCACTTTGCTACCGCAGTGCCTTGACGACTTCATCGCCGAGGACAACCCGATACGTGTGGTGGACGCATTCGTTGAGGAGCTTGACCTTCGCGAGCTCGAGTTTGGTGGCGCAGAGGCAGCCACGACCGGGCGCCCCGCATACCACCCGTCAGTCCTGCTCAAGATCTACATCTACGGGTACCTGAACCAGATTCAATCGAGCCGCCGGCTTGAGCGCGAAGCTCAGCGCAATCTGGAGCTGATGTGGCTTACTGGTCGCATCGCCCCAGACTTCAGGACTATCGCGGACTTCCGTCGCGACAATGGCGCGGGCATCAGAAACGTCTGCAGGCAGTTCGTGGTGATGTGCCGCAAGCTGAAGCTGTTCTCCCAGGGCGTTGTGGCCATCGACAGCAGCAAGTTCAAGGCGGTCAATAATCGAGATCGCAACTTCACTCCAGTCAAGGTCGATCGCCGTCAGGAGCAACTCGAACAGAGCATTGATCGCTATCTAGACGCGCTGGAGACTGCGGATCGCACGCAACCAGCTGGTCTGGAAGCGAAGACGGAGCATCTGCATGAGAAGATTCGCGGGCTGCGTGATCAGATGCGCCGCCTCGACCAAATCAGGCACCAGGTGCAGTCTGAGCCCGACGGCCAACTGTCGCTGACGGATCCCGACTCGCGCTCCATGGCGACCAGCCGTCTGGGCTCAGCTCTTGTTGGCTACAACGTCCAGACGGCCGTCGACGCCAAGCATCACCTCATCGTCACGCACGAGGTGACCAATGTCGTCACCGATCGCTATCACCTGAGCAAGATGGCCATCGCCGCGCGCGAGGCAATCGGCACGAAGAAGTTGCACGCGCTCGCGGATCGCGGGTACTTCAGTGGTCCGCAACTCAAGTTGTGTGAGGAAGCGGGGATTGCGGCGTATGTGCCGAAGACCATGACCTCAAATGCCAAGGCGGAAGGTCGATTCAGCAAGAATGACTTCATCTACATCGCTCGAGACGACGAGTATCGATGCCCTGCGAATCAACGGGCGATCTACCGGTGCACTTCAGAGGAGCACGGGCAAAAGATCCGCGTCTATTGGCCGAGCGCCTGCCCCTCTTGCCCGATCAAACAGCAATGCACGACTAGTTCGTTCCGGCGCGTTCGCCGTTGGGAGCACGAAGCCATCATCGATCGCGTGCAGGCTCGGCTTATCAAGAAGCCAAAGGCGATGACGGTGAGAAAGCGCACCATAGAGCACGTCTTCGGAACACTCAAGCACTGGATGGGATCGACGCACTTCTTGACCCGCACGCTGGCCAACGTTGGCACTGAGATGAGCCTCCATGTGTTGGCTTACAACCTCAAGCGATTGCTTGGCATCTTGGGTATGCCCAAAACGATGAAGGCGATCAAGTTGCTGGGCACCTAGGCCCTCTCCATCCGAAGGTGGCGCCTTCCGCCCCGAAATTCTGTAGCTCGCTGAGACGCCGATACTGGATGCGGCCCAAGTTGCGCGCGGGCTCTGGTCACGCAACATCTGCGTCGTGGTTCTCACACAGCCTCAGTCTTAAGCCGAAGTTCTGCGTGTCCCCTCGTCATGCACTCACTGCGAAAACGGCCGGCTCCCAAGTCAGCATCCGTTTGGGGTAGATTCCTGGCCATGACCAACATAGCCTCCGCTCTCAGATCCGAAATCTCTCGAGTGGCTCGCAAGGAGGTTCGCTCGGAAATCGAAAACCTGAAAAAGGCCAGCTCCCAATACCGAGCTGCCATTGCCCAGTTGCGACGGGAAGTGGGCGATCTCCAGAAGCAGCTGAAGCGCGCTGGGAAGTCCGGCGCAACCGAAGCACGACTTGCGAATGGCGCAGATCCCAAGACTCCTCGGCGGTTCAGCGCCACCAGGCTGGCTGCACATAGGACGAAACTCGGGTTGTCCGCAGCCGCCTATGGCAAGCTGGTAGGAATGAGCGGCGCGACCATCTACCTCTGGGAACAAGGCAAGTCGCGTCCCAATGCGGAGCAACTGCAGCAATTGGCGGCGGTGCGCGCACTTGGGAAGCGAGCTGCTCGCGAAAAGGCCGCCGCCGAATAGCTCTACGGCCGACACTTTCGGCGGACAAGCAGCCTCGAATTGCGTCCGCCAGCACGGCAATTCTCGGGAACTTCCAGATGGGGCGCTTCAATTATGAAGCCGCCAACGGAGTCCCCCTCGCTGCCAAACCGCTGCCAAACCGCTGCCGAATCGTCGACGGATCTCTCGTTCGTGCTCGTTCGCAGGCCCATGGCCATTGAGATGCCCGCGCGACGAAACAAGCACACCGGATGCGCGCGATCGCGCAGATCGCCATCAGACAGTTCTTCGGGCTTTGCTAAGTATGCATTGACACGCAAGAAGGGTTGGCTCGCAGGCCCCATCTGCGGGAAGCAGCAAGCATTTTCACATCCCTCGCGCAGTGAGCCATCGCGGCCTGCATGAAGACGCTCCATGCGCAGGACGTCTGTGCCCCGTACGTTCGTCCCGTAGCGTTCGCAATGGAAGCGCTCCGGCACTCGAGCGAGTCTTTGGCCCCCCCGCGAGTGACTTACTGTTCCTGCGGCATTAGCAATTGGTACACGTCGACGCCGAGCGCGTTCGCCAACCGTTCCAAATTGTCCAGGGAAATGTTTCGGACCTGGCGCTCGACATGCGCCACGAATGTCCGGTGCAGGCCCGCCTCGAATGCCAGGGCTTCCTGTGACAAGCCTCTTGTTCGCCGGAGCGCCACGAGGTTGGCAGCGACCAAGGCGCGCGCGCTGCTTGTTGGAATACCCGTTGACTTCACACTTAGCAGTGTGAAAAGAAGCCGCTTTTAAGTCAGCCGCGTTTACGTCACAATTTCATTCTTGCGGCGGGGTCACGGACGCATGTTCGGCACCTGCGCATCGCATGGAGGCAGCTCGCATGAATCAAAGCGCGACCTTCTGGCAGGCCCTGAAGCATCGGCTGAATTGGCCGACATACTTGGTCACGATCGATGGTGACCAGCAAGGCGCGGGCCGAACGCTCCTTGTCAGAGAGAGCTGCGATTTCCTGGATTTTGTGCAGCAGGCGCCGCTGGGGCGCATCATGTCGATCAGCCTACTGCTCGCCCCCACGTTTCCCGAGGTCGACATCTGGGACGCCGTGCCGGTCCGATACGTGGACAGAGTCCCTGCGAACGCAAACTTGCCCTTCCCCACACCGATGCTGACGTCTCACGCCGGACAACTGTTCGGGGGCTTTCCTATCGCTGCGTTGCGCAGCCTTCCTCGCGGCGAACCGGTGCGTATTGCAGAGTTCAGGCCGTACCGTCTCTGCGCCGCCCCCTGCACGTCTTGTACGCATCGCAAGGACGTCGATGCCGATAAACGCCAAAGGCCCCACGGCTAGACCCGGCCGAGACCCGCCCTGCGGCGACGCGGCGCCGCCGCCGCAAGTCAATGCCGCCTCGCTTCAAGTATTTGACGACTTGCCAAACGCGGCACACGTGCGGCTGCCGGTCGTGGCCGCACTGTTTTCCGTTTCGGCGGCAACTGTCTGGCGTTGGTGCAAGGCCGGGCACCTACCGAGACCCACGCGAATTGGCGGGGTCGCACTCTGGAACGTCGGCACCTTGCGCGCGTTTCTCGCATCTCCGGCGGTGGAGGATCCCTCAGGAAATCAGCGGGTCCGCGCACCTAGCCACGCCGACCCGACCGACTCGGACCGAGGACCGCCCGCCACCAGGCCGGGCTTGAAGCGCCCGACGCCATAAGGTGGCATGAAGCGACGGTCTGCTCCACGGGATCCAGATGCGGGAGCGCCTGGCGCGCGAGTTGCAGCCACAACGACAACGCCGCGCCGGTGCCGGGATCGACTTGTTGCACCCGTGCCTCCAACCGATCCAAAGCGTTGATCAAAGCATCAAACAGCAGCTGGTCTTCGGCAAGCCGTCGCAGCGCCTTGGCATCCGGTGGCCGTCCGTCGTTGGATTCCTGGATACGTGGGCCACGCTGGAACGACTGCGCAAGATCTTCCGTGAGGGGCGCGTCATCCTCTTTCGGCGTGCGCGCAGTCACCCGCGCTTCGCTTGCCACCGGCGCTTCATCTGCACCTCGCTGCGCGTCAACGTTCCGAGTGTCGGTCGGGGCAGAGTCGGCGCGCGAGTTCAGGGCGGCGGCGATTTCATCCGAAACCTCGATGGACGTGAGTCGAACGTCTTCCGGATGCGGCAGAGGGGTGGCCGGATCGGCGTGGCCTGTCTGAACCTTTCGCCAGTATCCCCGTGCAGGCGTCGGCACCTCCAACCTCTTGCACGTCTTGGCCAAGGTCGATCCGGACATCCCGAGCACTTCACCGATGCGCTCGGCGGGCGTCGTCCAGACCCACCGGTACAACTGCGACCGAGTCAAACGCACACTCATTCGGGGCCTTCGAATTGTTGGACGTGGCAGTCGATCCAGTTGATAACGACTTCACGCCGCCACACGACGATCCGTTGAGCGATTCGGACACCCGCCGGAAACTCGCCTTTGCGCAGCCAGCGATGGAAGGTGGCCCGCGAGACGGGGACCATCTGAAGGACCTGCCACTCGCGTAGCAAGGGTCCGACACCATGCTCGGGACCTGGATGAGCCTTCATACCTGCGCCTCTGTTGCGACGCGATGATGCGCCGTGAGGCCGCTTGACAAAAGAAGCTCGTTTATTGTCCTAAATGCGGAAGTGCCTTCTCATTTTTCTCAAGGTGCGCCCGGTCGTTTTGGCCTGCGCCCCTTGGGAAGTTCTGGAGGACGGACGATTTCGCAGATCTGCCGACGTTTCGTCGGCGAGATGGATGGGTAGTGCTTACGCAGGAATCCGTCCACGTCGGGCACGGTCCGAAAGTCGCCCGGAACGTAGTCGCCACCCCTGGAAACCGGCACAAAAAGCGCCTGAGCAGCGACGACCGCCTCCACATAAGGCGATGAATACGTCGAAGGCATTCTGGACGCTGCGTCCACGCCCATCTCTTCCAGCGCAGAACATGGATCCTTCAGGACTCGCTCCCCGGCCATCAATCGCGTGAAGTACTCCACGTCCACGAGGCAATGTTCCCAGGGATAGGCCCGCTCCACGATCCGTACTTTTCCGCGCACGATGTCGTCCATCAGCACGCGACACCGACCCAAAAAAATCGCCAGCACGCTGCCAAGAGGCTGCCCCTGCACAATGGCCAGCACGTGGTCGTTTGTCGGTTCAGTCAGGCCCAAGGGGCGCGGATCCAAATAGTGGTGAAGCGCATAGAGGACCAACGGGCGAAGGCGCTTGGCACCGCGGTACTCATGCCAGGTCGCAGGTGTCGCCCGACACTTGGCCAGTTTGAGCCATTGATCTTCGGGTGATTCAGCGACCCCGACGATTTCCTTGGCGAAGAGCATCTCCAGCCCACTGCGTCGATCCGACCAATACAGCGCGTCCATCGCCTTGTCGAACGACTCGTCGTCAAGTTGAGCGTAGTCAATCTCCGCGCGAGCAGTCATGTCGGCCTCCATCGGATGGCATTGCCTCGTGTGAAAGGCAACGCAACGGCAGCAAGGGAGCGACACGCTCAAAGCGCTGTGATCGCCCACTTACGCCGTGTCCCTCTGATCCAGTGGTAGGCCGTGCTGGGCTTGAACCAGCGACCAACGGATTATGAGGACGGTGCAGCGCACAATGCAGACCGTGTTTCCCTCTGTGCATCGGGCGCATTGGGCGCCCGGAATCGCCGTTTTCGCCTGCTTTGTGGCAAATTCTCCCAACCAGCCAAGGCACCCGCAAATGAACGCTCAAACCGCCATCAAGCCCATAGACGAGTTCTACGTCAAAACCCGCGCCTACATGGACGAACGTGGCATCCCTGCCGATCAGTACCAGCAAGTCCGCAGCTACCTGCTCCACATGGCATGCAAAGAGGAGTGCCAGCCGTTCATTGAAATGCTCACCAAGGTGCATCTTCAATTTCTTCCGAGCCAAATCTTCGTCAATGGGCCAAATGGGATTGAACCGGTCAGCACGGAATTGCAAGGCGACGCCAAGATCGCCGCCGACAACATAAACGAGCACATCCGAAGCATCCAGGCCAAGTACCAAGCGCTGGCCGAGCAGTGAAATCCGTAGAGTTCTACCGCTGGATCCTCCCCCCGGACGCCTGGCACAAGAAGCCCCACCTCTCCTCCTGGCGCATGAGCCGTGTAGAGGCGGAAAGGCGCTACCCGGGCGCTGAGCCGGACCTGTCTACCAGGGAGGTGCGCACGGGTCCTGACTCCATGCTGGAACCGGCAGATTCACCGCTGGTGAAGATCAGGAAGTAGCTCATTCTGTGCAATGCGCATGATCAGCAACATCCACCATGCGCATAAACGGCGAATATGCGCCTGACAGCTAAGCCGCCACCACGTTCGGGTACTTCTTGTTGATGTAGGACAACGTGAGCGGCATGGGCTCGAAAGTTCCGTCCCGGCAGTCGTTCATCATCAGGAACCCGCGCCAGTGCTTGTTCCCCTGGAACCCTAGATAGTCTTCGTCGTGCTCGTAGCAGGAGCCGATGATGACGGACCAAAGCAGTTTCCCGTTGGCAGTCGGCGAGCAGACCATCTGCAGCCCCTGCTGGTGCCCGGCAACGCAGGATTGGTGCTTCTTGTTCAGTTGGGCCTGCGCACTCGATGCCGGCCTACCCATCACGCCGGTCTGGAAGTAGTGGGAAAAGGCGATGCCTTCGATCTCGACCACCTCAAGAAACGGATGCACCTCCCAGCCGTCAACGTGGTACTCCAGGCTGTTTTCGATGCTGATGAGGCCGTGCAGTTTCGGGTCGTCGTTGACCGCGCGATTGATGCGATCCTCGTGATTGCCTAGACACATGACCATCCGTGGTGCGTAGACCGACTGCTTGTTCTTCTTGCGCATGGCGTTGTACTCCCACATGGGAGTCAGGAACGCGCACATGGCGTCCTTGGCGGCCTCGATGTCCTTGTTGAATCTCCGCCCCTCGAAGCTCTTCTTCCCCTTGTCGTAGCTGCTCAAGCTGGGCATGTCGGCGAAGTCCCCGATGCAGACGATCACGTCTGGCTTCTTCTCGACCACGTATGTCCCGATTCGGGCAAGGTAGTCGAAATTGACGCCGGGTTTTGCTTGAACGTCTGCAAGGACAAGAATCTTCATCGGAGCCTCTTTCGCCAATAAATCGCCCCGTCAAAGCCCCAAGGGCGGGACGGCGTGAATGTTCGGTAGCCGCAGGCGATCAGGCTGTTCGCGCTCGGCGGGTTCTTGTAGGTGTCGGAGATGAGCCAGTTCCAACCCAGGCGACGGGCCTTGGCCTCGCGCACGCGGATCAGGCGCTTTTGCAGGCCCTTGCCGCGGTGCGAGCGCAGGACGCCCGATCGGCACATGTAGCCGGTGTCGCTCCACTGGAAGGAGCGGACGACGCCAGCAAAGGCGACCGGGAGTTGCCCTTCATACGCAATCCACCAGTACCCATCGGACGTGTCGTAGGGCTCGTCACCCGCTAGCGTCGATAGTTGGAGGAACGTCAGCAGAGCCGCTACTTTGGGGTCTGTAGCGTTGACCTGCCGAACTGAGATCATGGCTACTTGGAGACGCCCTTGATCTTCTCGAAGGAACGGAGACCACCAAGCCCCAGCATGCCGAGCAGCAATTGCCAGAGGTTGTCATCCAACCCGGGCATGGGCGGGAGGGGATGGCCTGCAATCGCCACACCCCACGCCGCCAGCGGGCGAATGATGTACTGATACACCAGCGCCGCGCCGCACACCCAGCCGATGAAAGGTCGCCAGCCGCTCGTAAAGACGTTGGGGTTGGCAGCTTCGGCCTTGTTGATGTCCAGTTGGCCCTGGACAAGAGCGACCGCAGCGGCCAACTGCGCGCGTTCCTCTGCAGACTTGTCGGGCCAGATCTTGTTGACGACGGTGTTCGCCAGGTCCAGGCCAGCAGTAACGGGATCGAGTGCCATGTTCAGCCCTTCAGCGCTTGGAGGTTGGAGGCGATGCGTCGGGCCCAGCCCTTGCCGAACATCGACCAGGTGGGCAGGCTCGTCATGAAGTCGAGCCGAACGCCGTTGTAGGCGGCAGCGGCAGACTTGCCATCAATCTTGTTGGCTGCACTGATCGTCATGGGACCGATCACGCCGTCATCGCCTACCCCGACTAGACGCTGGAGCCACTTCACCGCTTGGCCGACTCCGGAGTTCACTGCGGCATCGAAGACCTCAAAGCGCAGGGCGAGCGGCAACTGTTCGGCCTTGACGGCATCCCAGTATTGCTTCCGATAGATCGCCTTGGCGGTTTCGCGCGGCAGGTCCTTCATGCGCCCGGTGTAGCCATTGGCGATCGCTACTTTTGCGGTAACTCCCCACATGGTTTCGCCGCCGGGGTCAGAGGGGCTGAAGGAGTAACCACCTTCGTGGCCGATCAGGCGGTCGAACGCTTCATCGAAGTTCACTTCAGCCCTCCCATCTCAGAATCGCTTGGCGGCGTCGAGATCCAGCCCTTTCGACGGGCAACGCCTCGGAGCCACTTTTTCCATAACCATTCGCCAATTAGGAGCAGCGAGTACAGAAAGCCGACGAACGCGGCGGCGTCAGTCCAAGAACTGATCCCTACCACCGTCCAAAGGCTCACGGCCTTCGCCACTGGGTGGCTGATAGTGGAGTCCTGAGCTATGGCGGTCACGATGTTGTCCTGGCTCATCTCAACCCTTGTGCTCGCCAGCAGGGTCTATGTTGTCCAGAAGGCCGATCCGGACGGCCTTGGCCACCTTCTGCCGCCAACCACCGTTCGGGTCATTGCTCCAGCGCCACAGTCGCGCCGAGAGCGTCCATTCCCGGGGGAGTTCCATCAAGACAATGGAGCCGACGACAACGTTGACGAAGAAGTCGATCACCAGGCCCACGATCAGCAAGGGATAGCCGAAAGCCTTCATGGGCATGGTCAGTTGGCCGGCTTCCCGAACCTGCTTCAGGCGCATGACGGCCACGTACATGACCCACAGCACCCAGCAGGCGCCGATTGCGTAGAGGGGGCTGAGCATCATTCCTCCTCGACGGCATGAGCGACCGGGGAGTACAGCCAGTAGCCGCTGGCCTCATCGAACACCCGCTCGAATCCGTCCTTCATGGGAGGAACCGGCTTGTCGGTTGCCCAAGCAGGGATGACCTTGCGGCCAGGCTCCAGCGCATCGAACTCGCACGGCTCGGAGCCTGTGTAGAGCTTGGTTTCCGGGTGGTAGTGGAACGTGTACATGCGGGCGCCTTTCAGTACTTCACGTAGTAGGGGAATGCCAGGTTCTTCACCCGCTGCTCAGCGCCGCCGCCCGCAGCCTGAACCGTGATGCCGGTCGAGGCGCTGCTGGTGAGAAAGCTGTGGGTGTGATCGGTCGTCGCATTCACGGTGATGCCCGTGGATGCAGCCTGAGTCGATGCCGTGCCTGCACCAACGTTGCCGACGCCCGAGAGGCCGGCACCACTGCCGAACGTGTTGGTCACGTCCTGGAGGATCTGGTGACTGTGGGTTGGGTCGTTGACCGTGTGACTGTGTGCGCCGCCGGCTCCAGTCGTGCCGGTGTGCTGGTGTCCCGTGTCCGTGAGGGCATGAGAGTGGTTGAAGAGCAGATCAGCTTGGTATACGCCGATCGCCCGACCGGAATCGATGCCGCGGGACTCGTCCAGGCCGCGGGTCCACATGCCGCGCAGGTCGGGAAGGCGGAAGGTTGTCGCACCATCGCCAACCGAGAAGTTGCCGTAGCTGCCACCGCTCCAAGTGGCTTCGGACACCAAACCCGCCGCCGTGGCGAAGGCAAAGAGGCTGGCGTAGGTTGTCCGGCTGACGAGTTGGCCGTTGCACTTGAGCCACCCCGTGGGGGTGGTCGTGGTGGCGAACTGAGCCATCATCCCCGTCATCCACAGAGCCGAGCCCGCCGTGGAAACGCCATCGCGAAGCTGAGCGATGAACGACGCCAGGTAGCGGCATTGATCGTCCAGGCTCGATGGGAGGTCAGTGGAGCCGTCAGGACCGTTCAGCGCCGGATTGGTGTTGCATGCAGCAAGGGTGGTGGTCAGAGCCATTGGGCGTCCTTAAAATGCGAAAAGCCCGCACGCGGCGGGCTATAGGGGAAAAGATGAGTGACCGACTCTTCGGGATGGACCCGATCGTTCTAGGCTGGATGGGCTCGATCGTGGTTGTCGTGGTCGCTAAGGCTCTCTGGGAGTCATGGCGAGGACGAAAGTAGCCCTCCAGCGACTACGCCGGTCGGCACGACCAGCGGCCCAAGTAGCCCAGCACCTCGCATCGGCTGCGTTTGCAGCAAGCCCGGCACCACGTTCTGTGCTGCCCGATTCCCGATAGACAACTGAAGCGAACTCACGCCATTGGCCAGCGGCGCAGTCACCATCGGCCCGATTACCGGGATGTTGGAAGATCCGCGCAGTGCATCCAGAGCCTTTCCAACCACCAACGCACCCGAATTGCTGTTGTTCACCGCAGAGCCGACCGGCTGAGACATGGACAACCCCGCCGCCCGGTTTAGATCGCGCAGACCTTGCAATTCCTCGGCGGAGAAGAACACGCGCAACTTGTCGTCGCCCATGCTCCTGATCGCGCGGTTGAGGGCAGAGGCTGAAACCTTTCCCGTCTCATCCGGAGCATCAGACAAAGCACGGCGCTTGATCTCGTTCGCCAGTGCGTTCTTGATGACCGTCCGCCCCTGCGGCCCCACAGCATCCGCCACCATGCGGGCTTCGTCCGCGGTGCCGTTCACGATGAACGACTGAGCGATTCGCTGGGGATCGGCGCTGCGAGCGTCCGCAAGCACCGAACGCACCAGGGCGTTGCTGTCCTGATAGCCATACTTCGCCGCGGTTGCCTGCCGGGCGGCGTTGACCAGTTCAACCGCAGCTTCGGGCGCCTGGTCGGCGGCGCGCATGCTGTTTGCCGTGGCTTGCGTGATTGGCAGGCCGCCGCTGTCCAGGTGAGCGCCCATCTTGATTGGCTGGATGCCTGCCCTGTCGATGGCATTGATGGCCGCGCGTGCCGCTGCCGCCTCGTTTCCGCCCTTCGCAGTCTCCGCAGACAGCATGGAGCGCAGGTTCTTGTAGTGCTGCGGCGTAAAGGGTTGCGCCCCAGTCTGGAACGCCCCCATGTAGTCGGTGATCTGCTTTGGCAAATAGCCCATCAGGGCTTCGTCATCCACTGCGCGAATCGCTGCATGCAACGGCTCATTGCTGATCTGCATGCGGTAGCCCGGTGATGCCTTGGCCGCGTTCCATGCGGCCTGCTCCGCTGCTTCGTTTGCGGCGTTGCGCCCGAAGATCGCTTGATTGACCGTGCCGCCAGCCTGTGCCGGCGTGACGCCCTGCCCCGCCCCCAGTTCGTTCAGACGACCGATCATGGCCGTGTTGTTGCGGTTCTGGAGCATCGGAAGCGCTTGAGCGTCCGTATTGCCCATGTTCGCGGCGATCTTGGACAGATTCTGCTCGCGGGTGATGTCCACCGGATTCTGCGAGATCATCCCGCGCGTCGGTGTCATCCCGGCATTGCGGAAGGCCGCCAGCCGGGCTACCGAGGTTTCGTCCAGCATGTCCCCGGTGCGCAGCGCAGCGCCCACGTCTCGGCGCATAGCCTCGCGAGCCGACTGGGACAACTGCGAGAAGTCCACGCCCTGCGAGCGAAGCAGCCCTTCAATCCGCACATCCAGGTCGGCAGTAGAGAGGGGCGCTTTCGGGAAAGCATTGCGGACGGCGTTGGCACCGAGGCTGATTGCGCCCGGGGTCAGACTGCCAGCCACACCACCGATCAGCGATGCCGCGGCTTGCTGCCACGGACCGCCACCGGCTTCACGCGAAGCGCCTCCAGCCAGGCCAGATCCGACAGCGCCAGAAACCTGCTGGATCGGGTTGGCCGTCAGTGCTGCAGGAGCGCCGCCAGCACGCAGCAATCCAAGTCCGCCCATCGTGCCAAAGCCGAGGCGCGTTGCATCGCCAACAACCCGTTCAGTGGCGTTCTCGGGGGTCGGCAGCCCGAGGCTGTCAGCCAAGCCAGACGCAACCACGCCAAGAGGCTTGGTCTTGCCAGTTTGGCCCGTCAGTCGATCGGTCACGTACCGAAGCGGCTCCGTGACGAGTTCCGCAGCCCGCGCCGGGCCTTCTATGGCATAGCGAGCCGTCAGACCGATCTGGCGAGGGATGTCGTTCAGGACGCTTCCGGCCTTGACGACCGCCGGCGTTTCATCGACCAGCTCGAAGCGGCCGACCTTCTGTCCGCCGTCATCGATCAGTTCATAGGCCATTACTGGGCCTCCTTCCAGCGCAGACCGTCAGATTCGAGGATCTTGCCGGTGCTCGTGTCACGGATGCGGCGCCCCTTGAATTGGACGGGCGAAGGCATGGAGTCGAACGTCGGTTTCGGCTGTTGCGGTTGCGCATCCTGCGAGGACGCTTGGCCGCCGTTCAGGGCGGCGTACTTCTGCTGGAGTTCCATGACCGTCTGAAGAGCGGCCTTTCGGGTGCTAATCGGCAACGTGCGGTCACCGACCTGGCCGGCCATCTTGGCGTAGTTCCGCACGTCAGCATCCGACTGGGGTCCCTCCATCCGCGGGACGTTTGCCACCATCCAGCCAGACAGCGCTTCCAATTGTTGTGCTGTGTCGCTGCTCTTGGAGGGTTGCCCAACGAAGTTTCCAACCTGATCCACAATCGAACCCGCACCACTGCCGGTGGGCTTTTGCTCAAGCAACTGCCCCGCAAGGGTGGCAGCAGCGCCGATCTGGCCCTGAAGCTTCTGAGACGCTTGTCGCGCTGTGTCGCGGACCACGTCAGCCTTTGCAGTGTCAACAGCCTTCGTTTCTGCGGCCTTCGCCGCGATCGCCTCGGCAGAACTGGGGCCTGCCGCGAAGTTACCGCTGGAACTGCGGCCCGAACCGCCGCCCGTCAGGATCTGCGAGCCGTTCTCTTGCAGCATGATCCCCGTGGAGATCGCTTGCCGCACATACGGGCTGCTCAGGTCTACCTTTGCGTCTGGCGAGACACCGAGCATCTTCGACACTCGGTCAACGTAGGCGTTCGTATTGTTCTCGCTGGAAGGCGCCCACTTGCTGATCGCGCCGCGGATCGTGTTGATGCCGTCTCGCTGGCCGTAGATCCGCAACTGGTTGTCAATCGCCTGCAGGCCCTGTTCCGGGCTGGAGAACTGCTGGAAACCCGTGCTCAGCCCAGGCGGGCGCAGGTTGCCGGGGTTGTTGTTGCGCATGCCCAGAGTGCCGCCTTGCGGCGCGCCACCGGCTACGCTGGCTTCGTTGGTGTACTCCTCGCGCTGGGTGTCGGGGTTGTAGACCTTGATCGGCTTGAGGCTCGCTTCAGTGCGGCGATAGTCGCCGAACGTGTCTACAGCGCCCCGCGGAGCAGAAACGATCGGCAGACCGTCAGGACCAATCTGGACCAGCGTGGACTTGCCATCCTGCGACACGTTCAACTGCGGCAGGTAGCCCGGCTTCACGCTGTTCTTGTCGTAGGCGAACCCGTTCGACACCTGCATGTCAGGCCGACCAGCCTTGAAGAGCATGTCAGCGATGCCCTTGCCGCCGTTGCTCACGTAGTCCGTCACCAGCGCATCCACCGGGATGTTGAACTGCTGCGACCACTCGGCGAACTTGCCTTGCGGAGGGCGAGGTGCATCCGAGGGAGCGCCGACAGCCTGCTTCAGTGCAGCGCCTTCGGGCATGGATGCGCCAGACGCCATCCGTTGCTGCCCAACACCTTGCCCGCTTGCTTGTCCGCCACCAAAGCCTCCGCCCAGGTAATAGGCGTCCATCTGCGCCTGGCGAGCGAGCGCAGCCTGACGCGCGGCCGCCTGAGCATCGTTCTCCGCCATCTGCGAGCGCATCAGGTCCTCGCGCATCTTTTGAGCGCGCGATGCATCCGCGAACTGCAAGCCAGCGGCCAAGCGTTGTCCAAGGCCAGACTGGTTCGGGTCCGTGGTGGGGCCGCCTGCAGCGAGCAAGCCGATACCCAAGCGGGCATCGTCAGAGTTCAGGAAGTCGAGAAGTCCGGCCATGCGTCCCCCTTACCAGTTGCCAGAAGTGCCGGGGCCACCGCCAGCTTCGCCCGTTCCATCAACGGTGAAAAAGTTCATCCCACGCAATTGCGGGTCATAGCCGGGGTTCCACCCGTACAGGTTGTTCGGGTCGCTGCCGCCCATGAGGCGGTATTCCTGCGCGTCACGCCATGCCTGAGTGCCCGGCTGCACGTCCATGCCGTAAGTGAACGAGCCGAACCCGCCAGTGCCCAGTTGTCCGAATCGGCCGCTCGTCGTGCCAGTCATGTTTGCCCCGCTGAGCATGCCCGCCTGATCCCTGAAGCCAGAGGCAGGCGCTTGTGCGGGCTTGACCGCATCCAGTGCAGCTTGCCGAGAAGCTGCATCCGTCATCGAACCTGCGCCAGAACCGCCGAGCAGACCCCCAGAAGCGTTCCAGTTGAAGGCTGTGGGCTTGGCTGTCGGGTTGGACGGATCGAAACCGAGTTGCTGGCCTTGCAGTTGGGTCAGCAGGGACGGCACCAAGCTACGCATGTAGTCGCTTTGGGCGTACTGGTTCGCGAATGCCTGCTGTTGCTGCTGGTTGAACGGCTGGTCCTGGTAGCGCTGCTGTAGCGCCTGACCTTGGGAAAGGTTCTGCTCAAGCCAAGGCGCAGCTGCGGCCCATGGCTCTTTCGTCTGCGTCTGCGTTGCGGAACCCGCGCCGCCGTTCTTGTCCTTGCCCAACTGGCTACCGACAACGCCGATAGCCGCTCCTGCCACTGCTCCCCAGCTCATGCTTCGATCCTTTCCTGGCCCTTGGCCCATTCGATGAACTCGCCCATGTCCTGGGCAATGAAGTGCTGCTCGATCAACTCCACGTCCTTCATATCCGTGGGGTGCATGCAGGTCCAAACCGCGTCCTCGAGCACCAGCGCCGCCCGCTTGGTTCCGGCAGGGGCGACGATGTGAAACCCTGCAGAAACTTCCTGCGTCGTGCCGTCGCCCTTGTAGAGAAGCATTCGCCCCTTGGAGAGGATCGAAAGACCGGCGAACTTGTGCACCTTGGACGTGACCACTGCTCCAGCCTTCACGCGCATCTCCCGGGCATACAGGCCCGGCGCCCAGTGGTGGAAGTACTCGGGCTGGAACTCGGCGCGGAGCTCTTCTGGCTGCTCCAGAAGGTGATGCTCCAACGCGACGAGCTTCTGCGCCCGCTCGCGGTGGGCCTGCAGGTCGAGAACGGCGTTCATCCGCCAGTGCCCCACCAGTTGTTCGACTGGCCGAGGTTGGCCAAGTCACTGCTGTAGTTCGTGCCGCTGCCGTAGGTGCTGTTGTTGCGGTTGTTCCACCAGTTCATCGCCTGGTTACCCAGTTGAGCGCCGCCAGCAGCCGCTACTAGCGGGTTGCTCGTCGTGCCCTGAACACCCGTCCCGGTGGTCGTGCCGAACCCTTGACCGATGGCATTGGCCTGGTTGGCAAACTGCTGCCAGTAGTTCAGCGGCGCGTTTTGCTGCGTGGTGGCGCTCTGCAGGTCGTTGGCGTTGTAGCCAGCCAGAGTCCCGAGCAGACCAATGCCGGTCTGCAGGTTGTTCATGTTCTGCGAGTACGCGTCGTTGTAAACGTTGCGGCCGAACCCGAGGTCAAACTGGCGCTGACCCTCGTTGAAGTTCTGCTGGTTCTGGAACAACTGCGCCTGGTTGGTGTAGTCGTTGTAGCGGAACTTCGACGCCAGGTCGCCCAGATTCGTCTGCAGTTGGTTCTGCGCGTTCTGGTTGAGCTCGTTGATCGCCGAGTTCCCGAACGACCCCGAATTGATCATCGCGGCGTTGTAGGCCGGCTGGGTGGCTGTGTTGTAGTTGCGGACCAGATCCTGGCTCGCCAGGTCGATTGCGTTCTGCAGATAGGGGTTGCTCTGCCCCAGGAAGGGGTTTTGCACGCCACCGAGGCCAAGGTTTGTCGCGTCTGCCATGTGTTCTCCAGCGCCTCGCGGCGTTAGGACGTTGAAATCAGGTCTTGATGCACACCATCAGCGCCACATTGCGCGGACGGTTTTCGGTGCCGGCCAAGCCGCCGGTAGATAGGTTCACGGGGCCATCGTTGGCCAGGAACTGGAACCGCGGGTTCGTCCCGCCGCCGGATGTGCCGGTCACGGGGATGGTGTGGTTGTGGTCCTTCACCTGATCCCCCTGTGCGCTGCCGAAAGCACGAGCAGGGTCCACGCCGCGGCTGTCATCCCATGCCCGCAGGAACTCCCCTCGAAGATCAGGGACGTTGAAGGTTGTAGAGCCATCCCCTACCCCGTACAAGGTGCCAATCGCCGTGAAGAGCGCCGAATAGGTAGTGCGGCTCACCGCTTGACCGTTTGCCTTCAGCCAACCCGAGGGAGGGGTGTTCATAGCGAACATCTGCACCATGCCGGCCGGAGCCGCTTGGGCTGCCGTCGTGGTCGTGCTCGAGATATTCGTCTCGTTCTTGTTGATGTTCGCCGCGACCCGCTTCATCCACGCGTACAGCGACTGGAAGAAGGTCGGCCCTTCGGTGATGCGAGGATCCTGCTCGATCATTGCTCGCTGTCCGGTTTGGTCTGGACCATCATCGCCGCCTCTTTGTGAGGCCCGGTGAAGTCGAACTTAAGGCGATGCCACCGTGCAGAGGTGTGGAACTCGAATCGCCCATCGTGGATCTGCTCCGTCGTCCCCTGCTGCAGGTCGTCTCCCTCATTCATGGCGAACTGATGCTGGGCCTGTGCGGTGGTCGGAGGTTGGTAGAAGCGAATCCGCGCGAACTCCATCAGGGACAGTAGGTTGTCGTCACCGTAGTCGCCCGTGGTGAACCCGGAATCAGCCGTCAAACCACCCTTGGTGCTCAGCTGGTGAGCGCTGCTGAAGAACCCAAAGGACCGAGCCCCGGAAAGCCAGTAGGCCGAGTCGAACGGAACCGCAGGGAGCGCGTCGATCGTGCTGGCAAACGCGTCCAGTCCGTCAATCGTTACCCCAGGGGCAGTGAAGGTCAGAAACGCCTCCACATTGAAGTTATCAGCGCCCCACTTCTTGGTTGGCAAGTGAAAAGCCAGGCAAGCGTCGTTCACCGCCCCCGTGGGGTTTGAGGTGGAAACGTAGCTCACCCAAATGATGTTCCGCTGCGCATCGAAGGCGCATTTGGTCTTGTAGAGGTAGGTCTGTGCCACGTTCTGGCGGAACCAGTCGCGAATACCCTGCCCGACAGGAATCGGGCGGCTCGTACCGTCGAAGATCCAGAAGTCATCCGGCCCGACGAGGAAGTGAGCACCGCCGCTGATCTCGCACACTGCTTCCACCCCGACAGCTCCTGCAAGGCTCGAATCAGCCGCCAGGTTCCATTGCCAGGAGCCGTTTGCCGCACCGACGAAGGAGCCAACATAGATGCCGCGGCTCTTGTATGCGATCACATAGTCGCCAAGAGGCATCGCGGCCTGAATCTGCCCCGGAGTAGCTACCAGACGACCCGTCGTCGCACCCGTGGCGACACTCGGCGTCCAGGTGGTCTGGTCTCCTTGGGCACAGCACCACCACCGGTCGGGGCTCACCCCGAAAGTGCCGTCGTTGGTGTTGAAGGCGATGACGAAGTTGTTCGATGCGCTGACTGCAATCTTGGCCTTCGGAGCCGCTGCAATCGCTGCGAACGCACCCGTCGTGCTCGACTGCATGTTGTCGGCCAGGTTCGTTGCGATCGTGGTGTCGCCAAACTGTGCGAACACCCATCGGCTATCCGTCGATCCGGTGTAGGAGCCACCCCCAGCACTGCGGTCGGTCCAGGTCGTGCCGGCGAGCTCGTAGAGCTTGGTTTGCGTGCCCGCGAAGATGCGGCGCGTCTCATCCAACTTCGTGATGACCTTCGAGCCGCGGCACTCCGCCGCCAAGGCGGCCGCGTTCGCCGCAGTGCCCGTGGGAGCGCCCAAGAAACCCTGCTCATAGGGGATGACGTGCCGGCACTCGGTCATCACCCCCGGCGTGTCCGGGTTCAGGTCTGGCTGGAAACCAAGCAGAGGGGTCATCGCGTGCGGATCCTCAGTCGCGAGCCACTCGACATCGCCGTTTTGTCTGCCGTCTCGACCTCAGCCATCGCCTTGTCAAAAAGCGTGCCGTACTCCCCCGCCTTGGCAGAGTTCTTGGCGTAGATCGCACCCTCGAGAAGGGCTGCGTACAGGTAGACGCTCGGGTACTTGGTCAGAAGCCAGTTGGTCGAGGTGCCGCTCAGGTAGTCCGCTTGCGCGTAGTACCGAGCCGTCAGGTCGAGATTGGACGAAGGCGTCTGCCCATAGAGCAGATTCCCGCCTTCAATGCTGTATTTGGTCGGGTCACCCCAGGAATCCAGTTCGGTGAGGGTGTCGGCATCGACGTACTCGATCCGATCCTGGGTTGCACTGGTGATCCGCTTGAACTCAAGCCAATTTGTCGGCAAGGCGACCGACTTGGTCCCGGCCAGGATCGTCAGCGTCGTGGTCGTCACCATCTGGCTCACGCGCAGATCACGCCAAATCCGCTCCTCGCCCAGCCGAATGAAGTCGGGCACCTTGGCGGTGAAACTGGAATCGGCGCGCGCAGACCAGCCCAGCACCGCCGTCTGCAGCTCGGAGTAGTTGGCGATCGACATGGCTAGATCCGCCCCTTCCAAACTCGGAAATGAGCCATCGCCGGGTCATTCAGGACGCGACGAAGGTGCTCCTTGTTGTTCATGAACTCGGCGTAGGTGATGTTGTGGTCGTTGATGTACTTCTCGACGAACACGTCAGGGATCCGAGCTGCAAAGCGCATCTCCGAACTGCCTACGAAGCCCGCGTTGTGCTGGGCCTTGGTCCACTCGGCGATGGCGGTGCAGTCCTGCGTCTGCGAAACGACCATCTGGCCGTCTTGGACGTGGATCTGGGTGCGCATCTCACTCATCGCCGGTCCTCACATGTTGTCCAGAGGACTCACCTGCACCACGCCAGCCGCGGCCACTTGAATCGCGGCGATCACGTCTAGGCCGTTGGTGCTCAGGACCAGGCTGTCACCCGGCTGAATCAGCACGTCACCGGCCACAGCAGTAGCAGTCGTCTTGCCCAATTTCACGTAGGCGGCAACGGTCGCGGCCACTCGGATGTAGAGCGGCTTCACGCCATTTGCGCAGTTGGGAATGGAAACGGATGCGGAAGTGCCGCTCGTCGTGATGGTTGCGCCGGTCGCCGTGATCGTCTCGGCCGGCATGTATCGATTGCCCATGTTTGGCTCCAGCGCTTCTCAGCGTTAGGAAAGAAAAAGGCCCCGGGGATTAGCCCCAGGGCCTAGCCTCAACCCGTCAGGGCTTACAGCACGTCCACGACAGCGCCGTGGGCCTTGGGAGCGCGGTTCTCCAGGCAGTACTCGACCACCAGTTCCTTCTTGGTCGAGTCGCCCGTGGCGCCCAGGTCGATCGTGTCGAAGTTGCGCAGGTAGGCAACAGCGAGCTTGCCCATCTCCAGGATCCACACGTCACGCGCACGCTGGAAGCGGTTCGGTACAGCCTTGAGCTCGCCGAAGTCGGAGATGTACACGTCCACCGCGGCCGTGACAGACTTGTCCTCGGCCTTGTCGAAACGCGTGGCGTTGCCGGTGAAGGTCGAGAAGGTCTGCTTCTGCGAGGCGCCGAGCATGATCGTGTCCGGGTCACCACCAGCGGTGAACACCTTTTGCAGGGCGTTCTTCAGGCGGGTCTCGGTGAAGGCCGCGGCGGTGCCGTCCGTCTGAGCCACGTTGGTGATGTAGTTCGGAGCGACGTAACCGGCGCCCGCATCCACGTTGTCACCAGCCCAGCCCACCAGGCCGCGCGAGGTGCGGGGCGAGGTCGCGGCGGTGTTGTTCTGCGTCAGGCCGAACTCCATGTCGCGCTTGAGTTCCAGGGACGCCAGGGCCATCTGGTAGCCCATTTCGTCCTTGCGACCCGCGGACAGGGTGGCTTGCTGCGTGCCAGACACGATCACCGTCTTGGTGGAGATCTGGGTGCGGTTGTTCAGACGCACGGTCGGGGTGACCACCTTGGCCGTAGCGTCGTCACCTTCGGCCTGGGCGTTGGACGCAGCCGCCGCCAGGTCTTGGGTCTGCCACTCGTGCAGGGTGTTGGTCGCCTTCGCCTTGGCTGCCATGTTCAGCAGGGGCGTCTGGGTGGGGGAAATGCGATAGATGGTATCGCTGAGGTCTTCCCGGTTGCCGATCGCGGCGGTGGACAGGAAGGTATTGGTAGGTGCTGCCATTTGATTCTCCGGCGCCTCTCGGCGTTAGGAAAGGAGGGATGCGAAGACGGCGCCTGCGTCCTCAACCCGGCCACTTCGTGCCAGGCGCTGGTACGCTGCGCCACGTTTGTCGATCGTTGCGGTGTCCGCCGTCCCAGGACGCTCCACCCGCTGCGGGGTTGCTGCGACCTTCTTGGTCGCTTCCTTGGCCTGCGCAACCATCTTGTCGTAAAGCATCGCCTTACGGACGTTCAGGATCGCGCGGTGGTCGGACACGTTCTCGATCTCGGCCGCCGTGTACCCTTCTTTCGTCAGGTACTCCTTGATGGCAGCCACGTCAGCCTTGCGCTTCCCCTCATCCTTCCACTCAGGCACCTTGGCGAGAAGCTCTTCCCGCTGGCGATTGATGTGTTCGGTGTATTGGTTCTGTGCCTCGGCTTGGGCCTGCGCGCGAAGCTGTGCCGTCTGCTGGTTCACTTGGGCCAGAGCTGCTTGCCTCTGATCGGAGAGGTGCTTCTGACGCATGAATTCAACAGGGTCACGCTCGAGCAGCGCATTCCAGTCGATCTGTTGTTGCTCCTGAAGCGCACCTTCCAACTGGTGCTGCAGCCGGGTCAAGTTCTCGGCGTACTGGGAGCGCTCTTGCTTCGCTTTGTCGGTTTCGGCCTGGGCTTGCTTGCGCTGCTCGGCGGCCTCCATCGTCTTTCGCGTCGCGTCCTGCTGACGCTGGTAGCCCGCAATCACCTCATCCCGCGGAACCTGGATCTCCTTGCCGTCAATCTTGACGGTGAACATCTCTGGTTCTTTGGCTTCGGGCTGCGTGGCGTCGTCGCTGACCTCAGGTTCTTGGACCTCGGGGGTTTGATCCTCCGTGGCCTCAACCTGGGGCTCGGCTGCAGGTTCCTTGGGTGTTTCGACCGGCTCAGGGGAGGCCTGGCGGTCCAGATGCGAGGAAAACGCCTCTGCTGCCTGACTGACGCTCAGGCTCTCGTTGGATCCCGTGGAAGGGTTGTCCATGTGTACTCCAATGCCTTTCGGCGCAGCGTCTCTCGACGGATGCAGGCGGGGTAGTGAACATCAGGCGGGCCGCCTCCCGCCAGAATCTCAAAGCTTGACGATCTCTCCAGTGCTCAACTGGTACTGAGGATCGCCGACGAGCACACGGGCGCTGCCGCAGTTCGCCTGGATCAGATCGGCGCCCGGGGTCGGGTGCCAGACCGTCGTGATCATGTGGTGATGGCTCAACTTGGCCGAAACAGCCTCTTTGACGTGCTCCCAGCTCAGGACATCCACGCCTTTGCTCTCTCCGCCAGCGACCTCTTGTGCTCCAGTTCCAGCCGGGCCAACTTGCCCGTCTCCAGCCTCTTCTGCAGCGTTGTTTCGAGCCTCGTCAACAGTCGGAGGGAGATCCACAACCTTTCGCGGTCTTCCGGGCTTCCTGCGTTCTTCCATGATTCCGTGATCTCCTGCTTCGTTTCTTCCATCACCCACTGGAACGCCTCGTTTTCGAGCACTTCCCTGGCTCGATCGGCGTTGTAGATGCGCTTTTCCATGCTCTCTGCCATAAGGGCCTTCACAAAAGAAGCATCAGCGCTTCGATTTCGTCCTCGTCATCCGACTCGATGACCTTCTGGACGATCTTTTCGACCTTCCGCTCGGCCTTCTTCGGCTGCTCAACAACCTCTGGCTCTTCCTTCTCTTCCGAGGGCAGTTCGCGGATGTACTCGCCGATGAACCGCTTCTTCTTTGGCTTCGAGACCCCGCCAGCACCGCCAGACTGTAGAACGTCCGGCGCGTACCCAGTCAAGGTCAAGACACCTACACCTGGTGTCACATTCACGCTTGCCGAGGCTTGCGTGAAGGTCGGCGGGAACCCCAGGAAGCTCAGCGCTCCAGCGCCAGGCAACACCGCTTGGTTGGCGCTCTGCGTGACTGCCGGGACTAGGCCTTGCAGAGCAACCGCTCCAGCCCCTGGAACTACTTGCTGATTCGCCGACTGCGCGACCCCAGGGGCAAACCCCGCGAAACTCACGCTCCCGGCGCCCGGGATTACCGTTAACCCGTTGGTCTGCTGGACCGTTGGGACCAACCCCGAGAACGCCAGAGCACCCTGCCCCGGGCTTACCCCCTGGTTGGCCGTCTGAACCACGGTGGGCGCTGGCCCACTGAATGCAACTGCCGCCTGTGCCGGCGAAACGCTTTGACCAGACGATTGCGCGATCGTCGGCGCTGGTCCGTTGAACGCTACCGCACCCTGACTCGGCGAAACACCCTGGTTTGCCGTCCTGGCAATCGTCGGCGCTTGACCTGCCAGCGTTACCGCCGCTTGAGCAGGCGAGACGCTCGTGCCACCAGACAGTACCTTCAGCCCCACCGCATAGGGCTCAACGTCCGAGAACTGCGAGAAGCCTGCCGACGCAGCGACTGCGCGCACCGTGAGCGTCTGCCCAGCGCTCCCCGCGCTGTACGTGATCTTGAAAACCCCGTCCGAGGTGTCGGCGCCATCCGTGCTGCCGTTCACCATCGACGTGTCGCTCGTTGGCCCCGCGCTGCCGTCAGACAGCGTGCAGGTCAACGTGACATTGGATGCAAACGCCCCAATGTAGAAGTAGCACTCCCGCGTCGTGGTGTCCGCGGGCACCGTGAACGAGCAATCGGCACCGTTCGTCGTGGTGCCGCCAGAATTCAGTGTGTTGTAAAGGCCGTTGGTATTGCTACCACTGGCTGTTGGCGTGCCGTCGCTCCAACTCGTCGCCCGCAACAGGGCGGTGAAGCCATCCAGCGTAGCCACCGTGCGGGTCATCGACCCGATCAGCGAGCCACCACCCGATTTGCGGATGGTCGGCGCGACCGTCGTGCCCGAGCCGCTTCCCAGATTCCAAAGGGCGTAGTCCGTGTACCCCTGCGCCGTGATGTTCAGCGTCGTGTTCTGCGACACGAACGGCGTAATGACGATGCCGGCCACTCCGGCGCCCTCCTACTTCTTGACCGCAGCTACGGCAGTGCGGCCCTTCTCATAACGCTTGGCAAGCAACGCCTTCAACTCAGGCGTAGGTGCGTCCGCAAGGTTCTCGGGCGGGTTCGGCTGCCCCGCTTTCCCGGCCTCTTCCGCCTCCTTCAGCACCTGAAGGATGTGCTTCTTCATCACGTCGCTGTCAGGATGCCAGACGCGTTCGGCGTGAAGGTCAGCGTATTGCCCGAAGTCGTCGCGGGGATGTCCGCCGGCGTGTTGTCGCCGATGAAGTACCCCAGGAGCGGCTTGACCTTCGAGTTGACCGTCGAATCCTGGTAGATCACGCCATACCGCCAGGCGGGGATGCTGCCGCCGCTCGCCGTCCACACGAAGGCCGCGCTGGTGAACTTAACCACACCAGAAGACATCGTGAGGGCCACGCTTGTGAGCGCACCGCCGCCAGCCGTGTAGCCGTTGCCAGTGGCAAGCTCGTTGGTTAGGTCGCCGTACACCTCATGGCCAGAATCACCTGCGCTGGGCGTGTAGGTGCTCGTGAGCAGAGCGATCTTCCAGTTCGTGGTCAGGGCCAGGAGGCCACCGGCACCGAAGAAGTTCAGTTTGGCCTTGTTGTAGAGCGTGATAGCACTGGATGCCATGTTTTATTCCTCAATCATTCCCGTGGCCTTGCCATCGGGACCGCGAACAAGCGTCCGCGTGCGGGGTTTGGTCAACTTGTCAGCAGCCATGGAGATCGTCTGAGCGGCTGCCAGGATGGGCGTGAAGTCGGGTTGGGTGACTTCGGAAGCGATCTCACGGGTAGCGGTCTGCGTGGCAGGGTCGTTCACCTTCTGCGCCGACGAGATGTTGGCCGACTCGATCTTCACGGAAGCATCCAGTTCAGCCTTCCAACGGTCGAAGTCCTGCTGTTGCTGGAATTTCCACTGCTCAAAGGCGATTTCTCGCTGGTGCCGTTCGTCGTCGTAGCGGGCCTTTAGTTGCTCCAGTTGTGCCTCGTTCGCGATCTTCAACGCGTGCTGCTCTGCCTCCGAGCGCTGGCGGTTCGTGTCCACCTCGGCCTGCATGCGCATGGTCATTTGCTCAAGTTGGGCCTTGTAGTTGCGCTCCGCCTCGTCGTTCTGCGCCTTGAACGCTGCTTTCATCTGCTCAATCTGAGCGGCCGAATCAAGCTTGGCCTTCTCGATCTGCATCTGAGCCTGCATCGGGTTCGGCTGGGGCGGAGGCGGGTTCTTCGTCGGGTCGTTGAAGAACCGGTCCGCCGACTTGAAGCCCATCGTCTTGGCGATCTCGGTGTCGAGCTCGTAGATGTTCTTCGGGGTCGCCGTGCCGATCTGCAGACCTTGAGCCTGCAGACCACGCAGCGCCATCAGGTGGTTAACCTGCTGGTCCTTGTTGCCCACACCCAGGCCAACATTGATCTCAATGTCGAACTGGTTGGTCCACTCCCGCGGGTCCATCGGAACCCACGCGCGGGCAATGCGGATCTGCTCGCTCTTCTTCTGGTTCTGGCAAACCAGCTTGAGCATCAGGCGGAAGAGTTCCACAAAGCCGTCAGCCAAGTTGCGAGCCATCAGATCAAGGCGCATATCCGCCTTGTTCGTGATGATCTGCACCCCGCCGAGGGTCTGGTTCAGGCCCTTGCCGTCGTTGCCCTGCGAGTAACGGGTGAAGCCGGTGGAGTTCTCAAGCGCGACCTCCTCCTGCTCCATCATCGCCGCGGCGGCATTCAGGTCGCCATGCCCGTCCCCGAACGGGCCAGCCATGCCTGGATTCTTCATGCGGACCACGCCACCCGGGCGCGAGTCCAGCAAATCGTCCATCTCCACCTGGCCCGGCACGGCAAAAGTCCGACCGTTGACCTGCAGGTAGAGGTTGTCCAGTTGAGCGCGGCGGATGCTCGTCTTGGTCTTCTGGCCCTCCATCGCCATGTCGGCGGCGGACAGACCGAAGAACTTGTGCGGCATCGGCACCGGGCACCAAGAAGCAAACGGGGCCTCGTCGGTGATCTCGTTGTCAAGAATCGTGCCACTGACGTAGACGATCTTGCGCAGCTCGGCGATGCCGTCGCCGTCCTGATCCACCCGCAGGTAGAGCTCCTTCACCCAGTACTGACGCGCCGAGATGTCCTGCGTCAGCGGGTTGTTGAGGTTCGCGTCCTCGCCGTCGAACTGGTAGCGCTCCATGCGCTCGGCGTTGTCGTTGGCGTCCGAGTCGTCACCCTGACTGAGGTTGTCCAGGCCCTTGTAGCCCATGGACTTCAGCTCGGAATAGGTGCGCTGGAACCGCTGACCAACCAGCAGAGCTTCCCGGATGGTCTTGGCACCGCGGGAGATGATGAACTCTTCCGGGGGAACCGGCTCGATCGTGAGCTTCCCGCCCTTCATGGAGCGCTTGAAAGCCACGTCGTACAGCATCGGCACCGGCTGGCTGGTCAGCATTTCCAACTGCTGGGTGATCTGCTGCACGGCCTGCTGAGCTTGCTGCTGCTGCGGGCCGGGCTGGCTGGCCGCCTGGGAAGCCTGCTCCAGTTGCTGGGTGAGCTGCTGCATCTGCGCTTCACGGCGCTTGATCTCTTCCTCGTCGGGGTAGGACTTGTGCTCCAGAGGCTCGATCTCAACCTCGGAGTCATCCATGACCCGGGCAAGCTCAACGTCCGTCAGGCCCTTGTATTCCTCGCGCTTCTCTTCGGCACGGGTGTCCCACCAGCACTTCACGATGCCGCGCTTCTGGAGAAGGCCATCCTTCGCCCAGGTCACGGTGATGTTGTGGCCGTCGTTCTTCTTGAAGAACAGGTAGTTGAGGTAGTCCGTCGCAGCCTCTGCCTTGGGCTCGTCACCCGGCTTCGTGGGCTCGAACTGCACCACCTTGTCACCACCGACGAACTTCGCCACCAGTTGAGGCAGCATCGATTCGATTGTGTTGCGCACGTCAGGCGACACCACGGACGAACGGCCCTCGATCTCGGGCGGCGCCAGGTCGCCCTTGGGCTCGGCGTAGTAGTACGCAAGAGCTTTGCGGCGCTGATCGGACAGCTCGGAGCTCTCAACACCGAGGGCCGTAGCCAGTTCGGCGTCGATGATGCTCTTCACATCCTCGTCAGTGAGCTTTCTAGGACCGCTCATGCGTTGTTCATCCTTGGATACTTCAGTTGCCCGCCCCAGTCGTCATTCGTCATCTGGTCAACGGACATCCCGACGTAGCGGAACATGTCCGCGTCGTGGCTGAATTGGTCGTGTAGAGGAGCGCCAGGCTCCCGCGTCTGCTGGTTAATCGACCGCTGGTAGCGTTTCAGGCTCTCCAGCAGTTCCGGGCACTTGTCCTGGTCGATGTAGACCCGGGGAAACATCATTCGGGCTGACTTGATGCCCTCTTCCACATCCAGCACTGGCAGAACCACAACCCTGCGGTTCATCGCCTGCAACGCTTCTTCCGTGCTCTTGCCGGTCTGGGTGTTCTTGGCCTTGCCGTCGTGCGGGATGAAGTCAGTTCCCCACCGATACGGCTTCTTCTCGAGTTGGGTGACGTACCAGTCCAGCGTGCGGTGGCTGTCCTTCAGGTGGTCGATGAACCGGACCTCCGAACCCTGACGCTGCACCATGCCGATCGACATGGCGTCGTTCCATCCCAAGTCCCAGACCGTGTGTACCTTCAAGAGCGGGTCGTAGGGCACAGGGCGGACGCGCTTCTCTGCGTATAGCCGCTCGATCTCGTGCCGGTAGATGGCCCCCTCGCTCACCCGCTTAGGCTGGCCCTCCCAAATGTTCGGGTAGTTGTCCGGATCGCGCCTCAGCGTGTCCTGCCGCTCCTTCTCAAGCACCTCGCCGAACCACGGGTTGTCGCGCCAGTTCATCTGGGCCACAAAAGCACCCGGCGTCACGTTGACCACGAACCGCTGATAGGTCTCGTCGGTCTCCATGTCAGGGTTGAACGTGATCCAGATCTCCGAACCATCCTTGCGAATGGTCGGCGTCAGGATGTCCCAGGACCGCTTCGTCACCGTCTGGGCCTCTTCGACCCAGCACACATCACAACCTTCGAACGACTTGATCGACTCCACCGTGTGCTGCGCCAGGCCGGCAAACAGGAAAAGGCTCCCGTTCTTGCCACGAATCTCGGTCTCCAGCACCTCGAAGAACGCCCCGAGACCCATCGACTGGATCTGGTCGTTCAGGAGCCGGTGCACCGAGTCCTTGATCGACTTCTGCACCTCCCGAGCACACAGCACCCGCATGGGCCTCTGTGCCGCCAGGATCAGCAGCGCCCTTGCAAACCCCCACGACTTCCCCGATCCACGCCCTCCATGCACAACCTTGAGCCGGTTCGGCTGAAACAGCGGCTCAAGCTTCTCGGGGAGCTGGACGTTCATTTCGCCCCTACGAACGTCACCGACAGGTTGTGATCAATCGGTCCGCCGTCGCTGCCCACATGCTCAGTCCGAGCCAACTTCGGGGCGGCGTACTCGGCCAGCTTCGCCATCAGATCCAACGCCTTGCCAGGATCGGGCTTGATCTCGGCGTCAGCGTCGCCCTCCGCCACCGTATGCAGCCACTTGCCGACGTTCTCGGAGTTGTCCTCCAAAACCTTACGCACGGTCTCGCGGAACTCGGTCGTCGCCTTGTTGGGAATGCCCTTCTTGCGGCCGGGGCCAGGAGTGCCCTTCCCAATACCCTGTGTTTGTTTTTCAGCCATCTCTGCCCTCCCGGGTGCCTCTTGGGCTTGTCCGGCTAGTGCTTTACGCTACGGCCCACAAGGAGCCGAAATGAAATTGATCTCTGTTGAGCTACACGAGGAAGAGGGCCAGCATCAACTGAAGTTGACCTCTGAGAACGCAACCGTCGAGACCATCGATCGCCTTATCGAGATACTGGGCAAGTACCGGAAGGACACTGCGCCACCAGTGAGGCAAGCTGATCCGCAACCTGGCGAGGTCCTTGAGATCATTCAAGACCCGCGCGTCTGCCTTGGGGGCAACCTAGAAGGCCAGGTGCTGATGTCGGTTCGCCACCCAGGGCTGAACTGGCTTCACTTCGAGCTCACCCCAGAATCCGAGGCATTCATGCGCCAGTGGCTTCAAGCCCGTGTCGCGCAGCAACCCGCTGCCCCGACTGCCCATTGAGAGAAAAGCCCGGTCAGTGGTGGTCACTGCCGGGCGAAGGGTTGGCGTTTCAGCCTAACCTAGGAGACATGGGTGCCGGGGCGATCAGTCTTCTGAAGAAGAAACCGAAGAAGGTTGAAAGACTGCGCCCCGGCGAAAACGACAAAGCCCACCAAGACGTGAATCCGGGCGGGCTCTAGAAACCTGAGTGACACTGCCTCAGCAATACCACAACACGCCCTTTATAACCCGGATCGCGTCAAGCTGCAAGAGTTGTTTGCGATTTATTTGCGTCCAACTCACTTTGCACCCACCTGTGAGCGCGCACCAACCTGTCGTAGAACGTCTGACTTGGGGCCGATGGGTAGCCGCGGTCGATCAGCGATCGCAGCATCCATGGCTTGTAGTACATGCTCAGGGCGGCGAAGAGTTCAGGATCTGCCGGAGCAAGAGCCTCCACCGCTGCGCCAACCTGGCGGTAGTCCTGGGCGCTGTACCCAGTGGGATCGATACTGGATGCCAGGACACGGATGTTCACGGCATTCAGGCTGCGCCGGGGATACCCCAGCCCGCCGGATGCGGCTTCCATGTCGTGCATAACCCAGCGTTCGATCAGCTCGACCAGTTCGGTGTACGGGTCGAGGCACTTTAGGCGGGCGTTGCGATGGCGACGGGTCACTAGGAGCGCTCCTCGTAGGCGAAGGGAGCGAAACCCATGCGTTTACCCGCTTCCTCGGCCGCCTGGCTGTACTGATGCGGCTTTGAGGGCTCGGGCTGGGAGATGGCGTCGATGAAGTCAGCGTCCCGATGCTTCCAAGGCGGAACCACCTTGAATTCCATAGCGCAGTAGGCGTCCCAGTCGATGTTGCTTGCCTTCATGCCTCTCTCCTCTTCAAGTCGCGGGTCTTGCCGCGATAGGTGGTTGCAATCACTCGCAGAACCTCGCGGTCCCACTTGACGATCTCGTTGTCCGCCTCGAGCGCCTCTACGACATCCAGCCCAATGCGGTTGACCAGTCCAATCCGGTAGTCAACAGCACGGCCCGCGCCGTATCGGTTACAGGCGACGCACTGTGCATGGGCGTTGCGCTCATCGAACCGGAGGTGGTCGGCGCTGCCGGTGCTGCGGTAGTGGCCGCAATCGACCGAGTGCGAGCGGATGCCTTCGCTACCCCAGTCGAGTGGCTTGCCGCAGGAGATGCAGGGATGGCCGGCTTGCTTGTCCCGCTCCCTGATGAACTTGTTGAACTCAACCTGTGCTGCCTTCTTCAATTCGGGAACTGTCTTCAGCCCTTCGCGCTTGGCCTTGTCCATCATCCGGTCCAGCTTCTTGCGCTCCTTCTTCATCTTCTCGGCCTGGTTGATGCTCTTGAGCAGGCAGGCAGGCTTGCAGACGGTCTGGAAGGTGGTGCGTGGCGAGAACTCCTTACCACAGTGGGTGCAGAGCTTCTTGGCCGGCACGCAGGCCACAAGCGGGAGAGCGCCCCACATCACGCAGCCTCAAGGTCGTAGAAGATGACCCCGTGCTCTGTGGCTGCATATGCCTCCACCTGCGAGCAGAAGTCGCTGAACTGGTCCGTCGTCAGGTCGGCGCTGGACATGCCGATCACGTCACCGTTGGGCAGTTCGATCACGCCGATGAACATGCGCTTGAACTGCTCATGCCAGACCTCGGCGGGGAACTGACGGCCGTTCACCACCGCCTGCGCTGCAACCTGAGCCAGCACGCCCTTCCCCCAGTACCGGCGGTTCTGCGGCACCGTGCGCTTCCGACGCGCAACCGTGAGCACCCAGCGATGGCCGCCCTGGAGGACTTGCGTCAGGAACGGGAAGAGTTGACCCTTGATCGCTGCCCAAGCCTGCTGGCGGTTGTAGAGGTCGATGTGCAGGGCTTCAGCCATGGCCAAACCCCCGGTCGTGCTGGATGGCCGCCCAACCTGCCGCAGGGCTGATCAGTCGCGCAGTCGCCTCCTGCACATGCTCGTGCGTGTAGATGCGGCCAGCGACAAGATCGGTGATGTCCGTGATCGGCTTGGAGTGCCACACCTCCAGCAGGATCGTTGTCCTCAGGGTGCGGGCGGTTCCTTTGGCTGGGCTTGGCTTTGCATCGCCTCCGTCAGCAGCCGCGGGAGTTCCGCAAGCTCCGCATCCTTGGCAAGCTCCTGCGCCCTGCTCCAGACGTACAGCTTCCACCCCTGGGAATACGGCGGAGACAAGAGCCATAGCAGGTGCTGCAGGTGGGTTTGCAGTATGTCCACTCATGCTGCCCTCCATGCCAGTGCAAGCGGATGCTGGTTGGCAATCGCCGTTGCCACGATCGGGCCGGCAGGGGGAAGACGGCGAACGGCTCGCTTGGCTGCGTCCGACAGAGACTTCTGGGCCAGCTTCTTCGCAGGCGTCTTGGGCACGAACTTCGAGCGGACCGCGCCTTCCAGCGTGATCTCGTAGAAGCCGTCACGGCGGATCAGCCACCGTTGGCGGATGCAGTCTTGGGTGACACGCACGACCTTCTCGATCGGTGCACCCGTCATCTCGGCGAATGTCTTGGCCGACAGACCCTCCTTGCTCTTGGCAAGGATCTTGAGGATTTGCATGGTCAGGGTCATGAGCACCTCAGAAGGGCACGTCGTCGTTCATGTCGTCAAAGCCCGACGACTGCCGCGGAGGAGCGCTGCGCGAAGGAGGCGCTTGGCGCTGGGCCGGCTGCTGGTCCTTCGGCTTCACGGACAGGCTCATGAACTTGCCCTTCTGCCCTTCCTTGATCCACGCCGAGATCCAGAAGTCCTGGCCGTTGACGTTGAGCGATCCGTTGTAGTCGGGGCGCTTCTCGTTGCCCTGCTTGTCGTTCTTGAACAGGGCGCCGGAATTGGTATTGTCGTAAGTGGTCATGTGGGTCTCCAGTGGTTAATCGGGTGAATACAGGCGACGGACTTGATCGCGCTCATAGGTGATGTGGCGCAGCTCATCGGCCTTGCTGCTGACTTCGTCATACGAGCCGTAGGCAAGCAGCAAGTAGTCGTTGGTCTGGTTCCGCGTGAAGAAACGCAGGCCAGATTCGGCGGTTCTCTCCAACGGTTCGACGTGGAAGCAGTTGGCTTGCTTGCTCCACAGCAGTGCGTAGATCTCTTTCATGGTCATGCCCTCAAAAAGGTGTGCGGGTGTCTTCGCTGATCCACCGCGGGGGCACATTGCCCACCGTGTGGTACTGGCCGGTGATGCGGTCGTAGACCAGGGATGTGAGTCCCACCTTGCCCACCGACTTCTTGCGAATCTTTTGGACGTGGACTTCGACAGTCCGGGTGTCGCTGGCGGTGTCGCGCCAGATGGCGATGCAGTTGTCAGCCTTGTTCCGCCAGTGGGCGGAGCCCGCCACGTCGTAGGGAGTGGGTACGGGGTAGGCCCCGTCCTGGTCCTTCTGCAGCTTCGTCGGGTGGGCAACAATCCACAGGTGAACTCCGCACGACCGGGTGAACGCGCGCAGTTTGGAAAGGCTCTGGCTGATGTACTCGGTTTCGCTCAGGCCGCCAGTGCGCGAGTGGTCGATTTCGTTCCACGGGTCCAGAACCACGCCACGTACACCGCGCCGCTTCACGATCACCCGAAGGCGCTCGATCAGTGCTTCGACTGTCGGAAGCTCAGGGAGCAGGAAAACGAAGTGCTCGTCCAGAAACGCAATCGCCTGGTCCTTCTCGGCAGGGCTCATCCGCTCGCTAGGCCCATGACCAAACGGCTTGCCAATGTGCTTTTCCGCCAGCTTGGAGATGTGGTACTCGGTGGGCTGGTTCTCGGGCGAGAAGATCGCGAACCCCCAGCCGTGGGTCTGTGCCAGTTGCACCATGAGGGCGTCCAGCCATTCGGACTTGCCGTGCCCCGGAATACCCGTCACCAGCGTCCACTCGCCAGGCATGACGGTGTAGTACTCGTTGACCGAATCCCAGCCGGTCGGCACACCGCAGGGCATCCCGTAGTCGTACAGCCGGTTCATGCTGTCGGCGTAGTCGCTCACGGAATGCTCGCCCTCTACAGGGACCCACGTTGCAGCCTCGATGCACTCAGCCAGCGTCTCTGGGCCGTGAGCCTTGAGAACGTCGTTGGCGTCCTTGCAGCCTTCTGGCCAGCGGACCACGCGGCACACATCCCGGCCAAGGCGGCGCAGCAACTCTTCCTCCAGACGCACGCCCGGCTCGTCGTTGTCCACGGCGATGATGTGGTGCTTCGCCCGCTCCAATTCGGGCGCGTCCATGAAGTCGAACTTGCTGTCGTAGTTCTTGGTGTTCGGGGTCGGTGCACCGTCCGGGACACTCACGCAGGACGTGTAGCCCGCAACCTCCACGGACAGCTTGTCCATCTCGCCTTCAACCCAGATCAGGGTTTCGGCGATGTCGTTGAGCCCGTACAGCAACCGCTCGGCGCCCGCTTCCATGCGGAAGTGCTTGTCCTTGGTGCGGTACTTGACGTTGATGACCTCGTCGCCACGCAGATAAGGGAACGTCACAGCGCTAGCCCGGTCTTCCAGTTGCGGGAAGTACGCCGAGCACACCCCTACACAGTTGCGCTTGAGCACTTCGCGGGTGATGCCCCGGGCGGCGAACCACTGGTACGCCTGCTCGGTCGGAGTGACTTCCTCGGGCTGGTACTGAGGCTTGCGCCAGGTCTTGACGATCACCGGGCGCGATTGCTCGCCGGTCCCCAATCCGCCCGACCATCCGCAGTGGTGACAGGTCCAAACGCCCTTGTCGATGTTGACCGACAGGCAGCGGGCGCGCTTGTTGCGGCGGCCCTCTGAGCACTGCGGACAGGTGGTGTCCTCTTCGCCGGATGTGCGACGGACTTCGATGCCGAACTCGGCAAAGGTCTTGGCGGTCATAGCACCAGACCCCTGGTCCGAGGCTTAGCGGGGGCTCCGTTGCTCGCTCCAACCCGCTGGTTGCGAACCCAGTTGCGCCAGGTAGCAGCCCAATCGGACTTCCGCCCGTCCTTACCGGGCTTGGCGACCCAGAAGTCGTGGAACTGGCATGCCACCACGCCGATGTTGAGATCGGGCCTTTCCTTCTCTGCCCACTCCTGCAGTTCGCCGGGCAGAACCCAATCCGAAGGTAGCCTGGTGCCGGTTGGCGACCGCTTTGCGGGAGCAACAATATCCTGTTCCTGTTCCTGTTCCTGTTCCTGGTTAAGCAACCCTTTCGGAACGGTTTCGGAAGGGTTTGATTCGGCGGGCACTTCCAATCCCAGTGATTCGGCGGAAACCCGCATGAATGCTTGCTTCCAGGCGCATTCCTCAGGAACGGACTGCACGATCTTGGCGGCGCTCTTGCGCTGATTCGGGTTCTCCGGCGGGTTCCACTCCAGATGCTTGCAAACCCAGACCCATTTCGTGGTTTCGCAACGGTTAGCGAAACCCTTCGCGAACAGTTCCGCGAACCCTTTCGCAACCCTTTCCGAAGCCCATTGCAGGTCTTCGCAAACGTAGCCGTCAGGAAGCCGGAACACCCCGGCGATAGTGCTGTGGGGACTAGTGAGCAGGTACATGGCGAGCGTCCTGCCGTCTTCCGTCATATCGCGGGTGGTGGTGCTGCTCCAAAAGGAGGTGTGCACCTTGCCGTAGTCGCGCATCAGACCAGCCCCCGCTCCTGTTCCATCTCGGCAACCTTCTCCGGGGTGCGCAGGCGGATCTGTTCGTACTGGGCGCCAAGCCAAAAATGGGCCATGGCCTTGTCGCCGCGCTCCATCGCTTCCTGCATGCACTTGCCGCAGTAGGCGATCAGGTCTTCGCGGCCTTGGTCGGTGTTGGGGTTGGTCATCCGTAAGCCCTCGTGGCGGTCATTTCCTCGAGCACGGTCAACTTGGACTGCGCTGCGAGCCATTGAGAAATCAGGGTGTTGCCGACGACCGCCTCGAATCGGGCGATCGCGTCGGCAGGAAGGTCACGCCGGCTGGGCTTGTCGTCCTCGTGCAGGTAGTCGGTGACGTGCTGCGGGTAGAGCCCGGCTTCTGCGGCGAGCTGGCTGCGGGTCATGTGGTGAACCCGCTTGAGTTGCCACGACACGCGGACCGCCTGGCGGTACGACTTGACGTGATTCACCCACTGTCGGGGGGCAACCGAGGGCGCATCAAGTCGGCCCATCAGAGGAAATTCCAGTTGGTCCATGGTTGTTCTCGATAGAAAAAGATCAACGGGTAACCAGTTGGCTAACCGGTTGTGCCGGGGCAAAAATTTTTTCCATGCACACGCACATCACCGTCACCTCAAGCAGCCTTGGCCTCAGCGGCCAGCAGCTCGTCATGCAGCGTCTGCAGGGCGCGGTAGTTGCGCGACAGAACGTCCTTGATCTCGCCGCGCTCCAACTTGCTGATCGTTGGTTGCGGGATTCCGGTGCGTTCTGCGACCTGAGCCTGGGTCAGATTTCGGGCTCGGATGGCTTTGAGGTAGTCCTGGGCTTCCATGACGAATATTCCTTGCGGACTATTTTGGCATGGCTTTTGAGAATATTCAAGTGCGCTTGAATATCCTCATGACCGACTACGGCCCAGTGGATACCCTCGCCCAGCGCGCCAAGGCAGCCCGCAAGCACGCAGGACTCACTCAGGAGCAAGCCGTGGAGCGCTCTGGCGTCAAGCAATCCGACATCTCAAAGATCGAGCGGGGCAAGACCCTGCGCTCGGTCGGCCTGCTGCAGTTGGCCCAGGCATACAACTGTGATCCGTACTGGCTAGACACGGGCAACGGCATCCCGCCATGGGAGCAGATGCAGTCCAGCGGGCCGGACATCGTCATGAAGACGGAAAAGGGCATGCAGGCACTGGAAGTAAAGGCGCCGCGGCAGGCCCGTTCGTTCACAGTGGACGAAAGCGAATGGGCGCTGCTTCAAGACTTCGCCCTGCTTCCCGACGACGAGAAGCACACACTGCGCATGCGCCTGGCCGAGAAGGCTCGGGCGATCCGGCAAAAGGCGGACGAGATCTTCTTCGGAAAGCACAACATCCCGGCCCCGGTCCCCGATTCCCGGGTGGCCGAAGCCTTTGGCGCCGCACCAGCCCCCGCCCCGACAGGAGCCGGCAGCTGGAAAAAGATCACACCTGTCCCGGATGCCCCTCGGCCCGGGCGGAAGAAGGTTGTCGGAGACGACTGATGCCTTACCAGCTCGTCCACGATGCTTTGAGCAAGGACACTACGCAGGCACTGCGCCAGTTGCTGGCCTACGCTGAACGGGGCGAGTTGACCGGAATAGCCTTTGCCGCGACCTTCAAGAAGATGCGCTACATCACCAATGTGGCCGGGCTGCTGGCCAAGAATCCAACCTTCTGCCGCGGTGTGATCGCCGCGCTGGACGATGACCTCGCCCTGATTATTCGCCACAGAGACCCGGAGGAGACCAAGTGAAAGCCTTTTGCCTACTCGCAGCGACCTTGGCTCTGGCCGGGTGCGCCACCCCTACGTCCGGCGTCCAAGCCCTTTCAGACGGGCTCTACAAGGTTTCCCACCAAGGGAGCGGCGGCTGGGTGACAACGGAATCCCTCAAGACCGCGGCCACGAGCGAGGCGACCAGTTACTGCGCTAGGAGCAAGAAGCAGGTTCGAGTGGTGGACGTGAAGCAGATTCCGGCCCGCGCTTTCGGCGGCTGGCCTGAGGCTGAAGTCCTTTTCAAGTGCGAATCCTGAGCCGCATGCTGAAGTCGATTGCGCGCCCAGTTTTCCGCGCCCTGCCCTCTCCCCTGCAAGCCTCCCTTAGGAACCTCAGACCAGACCCGGCGATTGCCGCGTTCGCTGACGCAGGGATCGAGGTTCCCGAGAGGGACTTTAACAACCTCCTGCACTACCTGAGGGGCGAGGAGTTGGCCCGCCTCCCCCAGCAGGCCCCCTGCTTCATCAGCGTAGGCTGTGCGGGAACCTGGTACTTCAACTGGGTGCAGGAAAAGTGCGCCCCGCAGAGGCACATAGGCATTGAGTACTACGCGCCAAAGCCTACCGACCTTCCCGGCAACGTCGAATGGATCGCCAACACCGCGGGCGACATGTCGGGCATTGCATCTGGCACGGGGGACATTCTGTTCTCCGGCCAGAACATCGAGCACCTGTGGCCGCATGACATCGGCGCCTTCCTCTCGGAGAGCCACCGGGTGCTCAAACCTGGCGGCTTGTTGGTGATCGACAGCCCGAACCGCCTTGTCACCAGCGCACAGAACTGGAGCCACCCCGAACACATCTTGGAGTTCACGTCAAACGAAGCTGCGGAGCTCATCAGCGCTGCAGGCTTCGAGGTTGAGGCTGTCAGGGGAATGTGGCTCTGCTCGAGCAAAGGCAAGCCTCTGCCCTTCGGCCAATTGTCGGCCGCCCGCCCCTGGCCGATGGCCCGACGCATCGCCGACGCGATAGATACTCCAGCCGACTCTTTCTCCTGGTGGATCGTTGCGCGCAAGGCGGACAGATCCCCAGACCCCCAGCAGGTGGCCGCACTGGTGGACAAGGCATTCAAGGTCGCATGGCCGGACCGGATCAACCGAATCCAGCCGAACGGCCCCGGGGAGATCCTGGTTGGGCCGCGCATGCCACTCCCCCAAGGTAGCTACAGCTTCGGCTTTGACCTCAAGGCGCGGGCCAGCGGTCCTTTTGCCACCATTGAAGTCAGGGATGGCAACGATAGGGTCCTGGCGTCTCGGACTGTGAGCGCGCAGAAGTTGGCGGGCCGCGTAGAGCTGACCTTCGAGATCCCCGATACGACGTTCGGCATCCAGTATCGAGTGCTGGGGCTGAATGGCGCCTTTGAGTGCCGGCGCGGCGTATCCCTCACAGCATCGGATAGCCTGTTTTCGGCAGGCCGCATCTAGCCATCACCCTTCTCGCTTGATCCGCTACTGACCAGCGGGTCATAAAAACACGGCCGCAATTATTCTTTTGCGCTTGCTCTAGATTATTCCCTGTGGCATATTCTCCCTAACGCGGCGCCCAAGCCGTGACAGGAGAACCAAGGTGAACTTCGAACCCAACGCCATCGAGCTGGAGAAGCTGCGTGAGGCGATGAAGGAAGGCCAGGCGCTGTTGGAGGCGCATGCGGCGAAGAAGCGCGTACAGGAGCGCACGGCTGCTTGGAAGGCGCAGGTGGTGATTGCTCAGGCTCAGGGCAAGTTGCACCTGTGGGGCTGGCCGGTTCTGGGAGGCAAGTGATGGCCCTCAGCTACGAAGACTCCAACTTGGCGATGAACGCCATCGTCCACGCCGCGCAGATGTCGTGCGAGAACTTCCGATTCGGTGTGGCTGAGTACGTCTCCGAAGCAACTCGCCCGAGCGCCATTTACCGCCCCGCCATCAGCAAGGACGGCGATAAGTGGTGCGCGCTGTACGGCGACAACCTGCAAGACGGCGTGTGCGGATTCGGTGACACCCCGGAACTCGCAATGGCCGACTTCGACAAGAACTGGAGAAAGCCGTGAGCCGCTACCCCACCGACCGCGAACAGGAGTGGTCCACCGAGGACTATGAACTGGCCTTCGAGAAGACCTGCGAGGACGTGGAACTGTGGTCCGAGTGGATCTGCGGCCACCGCACCGCGGACTTCGATGAGCGCCAGTCCTCCACCTACTGGGGACCGATCAGTTCCAACGCCCTGATTGAGTTGCTCCTGAAGGGCAACGCCAATGCCGAGCAGAAGGTCGCCATCGTGGACGAGCTTCAAGCCCGCTGGGAGCGCGACATGCGCGAAGTGGTCGAGGCGCAAGCCAAGAAGAACGCCAGCGAGCGTGAAGACGACTACGCCGGTTCTTTGCAGGACCACTGGGACAACAAGCGCAAGTACGGGAGCTACGCATGAACTTTGATGACTTCGGCCCTGAGACCGCCGCCTTCCTTTTCATTCTGGCGATGACGCTGGTCATTGTTCTGGAGACGGCATGAACACCGTTCGCCTTCAACAAGCACGCCGGCTGTTCTGCAGCCCCTACGTCCACCGCTCGGTGAACCGCAACAACGCCCGCAAGTGGGTTCGCCAGATCCGCCAACTTGGCCCGAAGTGGGTCGCACTTCCTAAGGAGCAAGCATGAAGGTCCGATTCGTCTGCGACAACGGCGCAAACATTCATTCCGCTCTGAAGCACACCTTCGACACCGAGAAAGACCTTGGCCTTGAAGAAGGCGAATGGGAGCAACTCAGCGACGAAGACAAGCACGCGATGGTTTGGGAGTGGGCCGTGCAGGAGATCGAAACCTACTGGGAGGAAGCATGAGCCACGCCGCCGCCACTGTAGCCCGCATTGGCCGCTCCCATCCCCGCCCGGGAACCACTGCTGCCAACGACGAGGACAACCGTCCGACCGGATCGACTGCAGCTCTGGCGTTCTGCCTGGTTGCGTCGCCCTTTGTTCTGGTGGGCCTGGTCAGGCTGGTCCTGTTCATCAAGGGTCTGCTGTGAGCCGCCGCCACATCTTCACCACCATGTATCGCATCCACAGGGTCCATTACGGCCGCCTCGCTTCGGCGTGGGTCGCTGCCCGGGATGCGTTCAAAGCACTGCCTTTCTGAGGGACACCATGGAACCGAACCAAACCAGCTACCAGCGCCTTGCCGCGATCAACGTCAACGGCAAGACCGAGCGCAAGGGCAATCTGACGTACCTGTCTTGGGCCTGGGCTGTGGACCAACTCATGCGCCTCGATCCGTCCGCAACCTGGGAATACAAGGAACCGGTGTATTTCAAGGAGACGCTGATGGTGTTCTGCTCCGTCACCGCCTTCGGCAAGACCATGACCGCCCAGCTCCCGGTGATGGACCACAAGAACAAGGCTGTGCCGAATCCGGACGCCTTCCAGGTGAACACGGCCATGCAGCGCTGCTTGGCAAAGGCCATCGCCCTGCACGGGCTGGGGCTCTACATCTACGCCGGGGAAGACCTGCCGCCTGACGAGAGCGACGTTCCCCTGACGAACCACGACCGCGAGCGAATCATCAAGGACGCAGCGGACAACGCCATCGCCCTGTTCGCTGATGGCAAGGAGGTTGCTGCCTACGAGGCCATCTCCGGCATCACGGACAACGAGGAAAAGATGTACCTGTGGAGCTACTTGAAGCCTCACTCCGCTCTGCGGGCGAGCATCAAGAAGCAGGCGCAGGCTGACGCACAGGTGGCGGCATGAGCGCGCATACGCCTGGACCGTGGCGTCTTGGGCCAATGCTCGGCACACAACGTCTGGTGTTTCATGACGACACCACAACGCCAGGGGCTGCTAGTTCCCGAATTGCCGGGGTCACGGTTCGGATGACCTGGGAAGAGGAACAGGAGGCGAATGCGCGATTGATCTGCGCCGCTCCTGACCTTCTCGCCGTAGCCAAGCACGCCCAAGAGTGGACCGACCCTGAATCGGTGCTGGGTGTGCGCCTAGCGGAAGTGATCGCCAAAGCAACCGGAGAAAAGGCATGACCGTCGAAACCGAATTCATCCGCCCCCCGGTCCCTTCCACCAAGTACGACTGGATGGCCTACGTCAAGGGCGAAGAGGACTCCATGCCGATTGGCTACGGCCCCACCGAAGCCGAGGCCCTGCGTGACCTTGCCGAGCAACTGTCCGACCTGATCCCGGAGTCGGCATGAACAAGACCCCTCTAGAGCTGCTGGCCGTTGCCGTGGCGATCTTCCTGGCTGGGATCTTAGTAGGCCTAGCCGCATCCCCCACCCCCGAGCCTCCTTGCTTGATGGAGAAGTGAGATGAGTGACAAAGACTTGATCGAGCGCTTGAAGATGGAAGCGCAAATCCACGCCCAAGAGGCGCGCACGGCAAACGCCACCATCGCCGAGATTTACCAGATCGTCACTGGCAAGACTGGCGAGCCGGGCAACTGGCATGGCGCGGAGCCGGTACGCAAGTACATCGAGGAACTGAGGGATGCGCTGAAGGCGTGCGCCGCTGTTTGCGCGGGCGAGACGACCACCAAGAGTGGCCTTATCACCGCACTTGAGAAGGCGCGTGCAGCTCTCGCCACCTCCCTCTCCGATCCGGCGTGTGGGGGGAAGAGCGTATGAGCGCCCGCCAGCAATTCGATGGTCCCCTTCACATGATGGAGGTGCAAGGCGGCAGTTTCGTCAAGTCGTTGGCGCACTGCTACTACATGGCCGACGCTGCGAACAAGGAAAAGCTGTACCAAGCCTTCGCGGAGTACTTCCATGGCTACGAGACGCGCTTCGACCAATGGAAGTGGCGTCAACATGAAGCAAACGTCGCCGCAGCCGCCTTCTCCCCCGCCACCAAGGAGCCGACATGAGGAACGAGGATCAGACTGAAGAAGCAATCTACGAACTGCTGGGCGATCTTGCCGGAGTGGAAACGTGGGATGTGAACCTGCGCGACCACCCGCAAGCATATGCAGCGGTCGAGAAGTTTCTCGCCTCCCAGCGCACGCGGGAGATGCGGGAGGCGGCAGACCGAGCAGTCGAAGCGTGGGACAACACCGTCTTGCCGAAAGCGCATGACGGAATGATGCAGGAGCGCATGGAGGATCTAAGGGCAACGCTGAACAACGGCCCCTTTTACTCCGTGCTGGCCGAATGTCGCGACGCCTTCCCGGTTCCTGAGCGCGGCAGCGACCTAGAGCATTTGTGGGCGCAAGCGATGGGCGATCCGTACAGCGTGCCCGGCTACATAAAGGCGGCCGTTCTCGCCCTTTCCGGTCAGAGCGCACCTGGGAAGGGGGATGCAGACACTGCGCGTCTTGATTGGCTGGAGAAGGAATGCGGCTCCAATCTCATCAATGATGATGCAGGCCGTTGGCAAGTGAGCACGTCTGGATTTCAACCAGTTCCGCCGGAAGGTGGATTCACCGAAGACGTGAGCATTACATCGATTGCATTCCATGAAGATTGGAAGCCGACGATCCGCGAAGCAATCGACGCCGCCATGTCTCCCCTGGATCGCATGCAGCAGAGCGACGAGAAGAGGGGGGAGGAAGAAGAAGTCGTGATCGTGCGAAGCGGCAACTTTCCCGAGGGGTGGACATGATGGTGACGCCGATCAATCTCGATGAGGCGAATGCCTTCGTGGCGATCCATCATCGGCACCACTCCCCCGTCCCTGGCGCGAAGTTCTGCATTGCAGTGAGTGAAGGCGACAAGGTTCTGGGAGTGGCAATTGTCGGGCGTCCCGTGGCTCGCCGAGCAGACAACGGCCTAACGCTGGAGGTCAACCGGTGCTGCACCGATGGCACCCGCAATGCCTGCTCGATGCTCTACGGCGCAGCTTGGCGCGCTGCGAAGGCACTCGGCTATCAGCGGCTCATTACCTACACGCTTCCCGAAGAAGGCGGCGCATCCCTGCGCGGCGCTGGCTGGAGGCTACTGGGAGAACGTGGCGGCGGTAACTGGAACGTGCCTAGCCGACCGCGCATCGACACAGCGCACGCACTGCGCGGACAGAAACTACTTTGGGAGGCAGCATGAACACCACCACCGCGCAGGATGATGAGCGCGCCGTCGAAGCCTTGTTTGACGATTGGAAGCATGCGTCGGGCCGTCTGTGTCTGACCATGAGCGAAACCAATGACTTGCTGCAACTGATTCGCGCCGCTCGTGCGCCTTTCCTCTCAGCCGCCCAGCCAGTAGCGCAGGAGGCGAGAAGCCTGACACCGGACGAGCGATCTGTGCTCAACGCTGCGATTTGGGACTCGGCAGAAGTGGTTGCCGCTCCCCAGCCATCGCAGGGGGCGGAAGAGTATCGCGGGCCAACCGCTTCGGAGTGCTCTGAGCGCGGTTACTGCAAGAGCAAGGGCCTTGAATGCTACTGCGTTAAGCGTGATGCCAAGTTGCTTGCCGAAGGGCCTACCTACGCCGAACTAAAGGCCCGCGTCGCCGAACTGGAAGTTGCACAAGACATGAAGTCGTCCGATTGGTTCACAGAGCCTGTAGCAGACACACGCAATGCCGAAGCTGATCGGCTCATCAATCGCCTCATGTCGTCGGACCCGGAGTTTGACGACTGCGTAGACGCGGCAAGGCTCATTCGCTGGATGGCGAAGAACAAAGCCACCAACCCGCCTTATTGCTCCCACTGCCACGGAGCAACGTCGCAACGGGCCTATCCCCGCCAGCCGGTGAGCGTGGAGGTGTCGGATGAGCAGATCGAGGACATCGCCGTCGAGTTTGCCCACTCTTGGTATCAGGAGGGCGGGGAGTCAAAGGGCAGTTGGATGTTCCACAAGGACCGGCTAATCGGCTTCGCTAGGGCCGTGCTCGCCCTTGCCGGTGGGGAGGGGAAGCGGTGAAGCGCAAGTTCTGGACCGACGCCGAAGTCGCCGTCCTGCGCGAGTTCTACCCGCACGAACGCGGGCAGGATGTAGCGCGCCGCCTCGGGCGATCTGTCAGCAGCGTATTCCAGCGCGCCCGAGCCATGGGCCTGGAGAAGAGCGCCGCATTCCTGGAATCGGACATGGCCGGGCGCATCAAGCGCGGCAAGCAGCTGCCGGAGATGGTCGCCAACCGATTCCAAGCCGGACACTCGACCTGGAACAAGGGCGTCAAGGGCAGCACCGGCACGCACGAAAACTGCCGGCGCACACAGTTCAAGGCGGGGCGCAAGCCTGAGGACAACTCGAACTACCAGCCTATCGGGACGCTGCGAGTTAACGCTGACGGCTACCTTGAGCGCAAGGTAACTGACGACCAGAGCGTCTATCCGGCGCGCCGCTGGGTGCCCCTGCACCGATTGGCATGGGAGGCCGTCCATGGCCCGATTCCCGAGGGCCACATCGTGGTGTACCGGCCGGGCATGAAGACGGTCGTGGAGGCAGAGGTCACCGCCGACCGCCTGGAGTGCATCACCCGGGCCGAGAACGCCAGGCGCAACCACCCGCGCACCCGAGATCCAGAACTCGGCCGCCTGATCCAACTCAAGGGCGCGATCAGCCGCCAGGTCAACCGTATCAACCGAGAAGCCAAGGAAAGGAGCGCAGCATGAGCGCACCCCACATCACCCAACTTCGCCAGCATCTGCTGGACACGCTGGCCGACCTGCGCGACCGTGAAAAGCCCATGGAGCCGGACCGCGCCCGCGCCGTCGCTCAGGTGGCATCGGTCCTGGTGGACACCGCGAAGGTGGAAGTGGACTACCTGCGGGCCACGAATCAGGACCGCAGCACCTTCCTAGGCGATCAGGAGGAAGTCGGGCCGGCGAACGGCATCACCTCGATCACTCGCCACCGGCTCCAGGGATGAGCATGGCCGTCCTCTATTTCCTAGTAGCCCTTCTGTTGTTCAGTGGTGTATTGGAAGTGTTGCGGCTTTTCTCTTGGGAGCCGAGCGGGCCTGCAAGGCTGGTTTGCGGGGTGGTCGCTATCTGCCTAGTCGTCCCCGCTGCTGTGTGGGCCTACTCCGGTATCCGTCAGTCGAAGGGGAGGTAGAGGGTGACTCGAATGCTCACAGCGTCTGAAGCCGGGGAAAGCCTCGGCCTGTCCGCCCGCACCGTCTACGCCCTGGCCAAAGCTGGCCAGCTCGCCTGCCACCGCCTGGGCGTCGGGAACGGCGCCGTAAGATTCGACCCCTCCGACATTGAGGCGTACAAGCAATCATGCCGATCACCCGCCACCACACCGGACGCTGGCTCTTCCAATTTGACCGCGTCATCCCCGGAGCCGGGCGACAGCGCGCTAACCGCCTACTTCCGAAGGGCTGGTCGCGGGCAGAAGCCAACACCTACGACCAGAAGGAAAGTGCTCGACTCTATGCCCTTGCAACTGGTGTCAAGCAGCAGCGCCACCTGATCGAGGACGCGGTTCTGGTCTACCTCGAACAGCACGCGGTGGGCCTGAAGAACCACAACGACATCGTCGGGGCGCTGGACATCCTGCACCCGTTCTACAAGGGCAAGGCGATGGACCAACTCCCCGAGGTGGCAGAGGCGTACATCAAGAAGGCGACGGGGGAAGTGAAGCCGGCGACCATCCGAAACCGCCTGGCGTACCTTCGGGCGGCTTGTCGGTGGGCCTGGAAGCACAAGAAGATGGGTGAGCACGACCCTGCCGAACGGATGGTCCTGCCGAAGGTCAAGAACGCCCGCCACATCTATCTGACGCGAGCACAGGCCGTGCCGGTGTTCCGCAAAATGGGGCTGAGTTGGTCCAGGGATGCTGCCCGGGTTGCGTTCTACACGGGCTGGCGAATCAACGAGGTCCTGCAGGCCGCGCCAGTCGAAACCCCCAGTGGCCTAGCCTTGGCCATCCCCGACACGAAGAACGGCCTTCCTCGGATGGTTCCGGTTCACCACAAGATCCAGCATCTGGTACGCGGGGATTGGCCTCCGCAGGTCACGAAGTGGACAGTGAGCAAGAAGGTCAAGGCGGCTCTCAAGGCGTCGGGACTGGGGCATGCACGGCTGCACGACCTGCGGCACTCCGCAGCCTCGGAGATGATCAACGCGGGCATCGACCTCTATACCGTGGGCGGGGTTCTCGGGCACAAAAGCTCTGTGAGCACTGCCCGCTATGCGCACCTTGCACATGAGCGCCTGAGGCATGCAGTCGGGGCAATCGGTGCCAAAAAGTCCCAACCATCCCCTCGCGCCAAGGCGGCATGA